TCTGTGACAAGGTGAGGAGTTCAGATTGTGGTCGCATTTAAGTCCCCTTAAATGCGCAGAAGTCACCGGAGTTGTTCAGGCTCCGATGACATGATTATGGCTGATTGATTTTAAGAAATCAAAGACTCACTTTTGACCGGTCCTCTCCGCCATTTAGTTTATTAGCTACTGTATATGGAGTTTCTGAAATAGCGTATACAACACCATCTGACAAGGTCATAACAGTCCATGTCTCGTCTTCTTGCTTGGCGAGTTTGACGATATGGTCACCGTTGACATAGAGCTTATATGCCGGGCTCTGAGGAAAGAAACCAACACCCTTGTTTAGGACGTGAGTCACAGTAACTTCAACGAACATAATTTAATCCTCTATGAGTATTGAGACCCTAATATACAATGCAAAAAGGCATGCGGTGATGTAATCCGCATACCTATTTTTTAGCCTTGACGATTAACTTTTTTTGTACGCAGGTGACGCCGCTATCATCGCCGCCCAGCACAACTTCGCCCGGTGCGCAGCCTGCTGGCATCCGCTCATGGCGTCGTATGTTGCCCACTCTTTCTCATCGCTAAAGCTCTCATCTGGCTCTGACTCAAACCCATTGACGATCATGTCTTCTGTCGGCTCAACCGGCACCAACACCCAACCATCAGGAATCACCGGAGAGTTGCCAGCGAAAAGTTTCTCGCTTCTCTGCGACTCCCACTTTTGGCGCTGAGCAAGCCAAAGTTCTATTTTCTCCCTTGCTTCACCGCACCCAATAGCGCTGTAACGTCCACGTGAGCCATCGTTGTTAAGCAAGTTGTTAACGGCCTCCACTAAACCGCCCGGAATAATTTCCGGAATATTTTGTTGTGCGCTTTGTGGTTGTTCGTCACCCTGAAGCATGGCGGCGCGTAAGTCTCTTACTTCCTCAGCAAGTCGATGCGCACAGTGCGTATAGGCTACAGACACTCTCCTTTCGCAATTCATCGCATGGTTCAGCATTTCTCCAGCAAGGTTATCCAGCGCAGTTATGTCCGGCACAGATACCGGCGCTGGCGGGGCCAGGTACAATGGTTCGTATCCGCAATCAATCGGTGATTTTCCTTGAATGAGTACCGTCCCACAATGTCCTGAATCCTTGTTGCGCCACGCCACAGCCTCCGCTTCGAGCGATGCCAGCGCCAGCTTCATCGCCGCCAGCGTTTTGCTGTCATCTTCGTCCATGCCGAACGGTATTTCATCTCGGGCAGCTTCCATGTCGGCAATTTTCTGCTGCAGCCATTCTTTGGTAATTGTGCTCATGCTGGCTCTCCGCAATTTACATCGCAATCATCAAAAATGGACTCATCATCGTGACCGTTTATCTTCAAAATCTCGTTCCGTTCCTTAATGAGAAAACCACGTAGATTTTCTCCGTTTTTAAACGTTGTTGAGAATCCGGGCGCGGAAACGACAAAGACAGGACTGTCACCTGTGTTTGTTGCTGTTACGTCATAGCTTTTGTCATGAGCATAAATCCTTTCGCTGTCACCAGGTGGAATGCACCCCTCAACAATTCCTGACCTGCCAACGCCAGCACCAGCAACAATCAAAACCATATCTCCAGCATTGATATTGCTCATGATGTCTCTCCTTTCTCGGCTGCGGCGCGGTCGATAGCCTGAAGCACGCCATTAGCATGGGCATCACCAAGGCGTGCGCACTGCATTACGTGACTACGTGCTGCAAGCAAGGTTTCTCGATGCTCAGCAATCCGCTTCTCTGCTGCCTCAGCTCTGTCTCGTTCGCGCTGGAACATCTTGTGGGTAGTGTCTATTGCGCCAAGGCGTGCTGCTGAAGTCTTTTGGATAGCTTCCAGCTCATCCAGCAGCGCCAGCACTGTGGCGGGGTTGGCTGCGGCGATGAAGTCAGCGTGATGGCTTTCCCCGTTAACAGATTCGCAGCTCGTGATGAGGTCATAGCAAACATTGTCACCTACATCGTAACGACCGCCATAAACACTATTTCCTTCAGCGTGCCAGTCATCACCATCTAAAGCCGTGGCTAATACGCGCAATGCGCGTTTGTCGATGTTGCTCATTGGGCGGCCTCCTGGGATAACTTTTCGAGAATGGCATCAAGAGCCTTACGTTTTCCGATATACCCGCCACCAACCCACTCTCCACGAAGCAAGGCGTAAAATTTTCCGTCGTCTTCATGATAAGGTCCACGTATAGACCAGTCGGTTGTGATAGCGTCGATAGCTTTTTTAGTTTCTGCGAAATCCATCATGCTCATGACTGCACTCCTTTGCGAAGCTCCTTCAAAACAGCGCGCACAATTGCGTTACCGCGAGACACATATTCGAGGTGCCAAACGTCGCCGTCAGGCTCTGGCGGCTGCCCAGACCAAATAACGGTCTGGAGCGTTGCATCATCGACGCTGTCGTAATCAGCCAACACAGTTGCAATTTGATAAGGTAATTGACTACCTCTCAGAAACTCTTCCACACTCTGCGCCCGCAATTCAGCCATGGACGCATCGGTCTCCGGGGTTTTGATTTCCTCGAACGCCGATATTGCCGCATCGATAGCTGCTTGCTGATAGGTAATTGACTGCTCGTCATGGAATCCACCACCAGAGGTCTCAAGGCCTTTGTACATGCTGTATAGCTTGCCACCAAACGCCTTCAGCCCCGCATTCTCCGCAGCCAGCGCCGCGCATCTGGCTTCAAGTGCGGCGTAGTCTTCGTAATCGACCATATCGCCTTCAGCGCTCTCTACCACATCGCAATGGCACGCATGCTCATCACATGCCATCCACTCATAACGCTTCACGCTCATACCCCTACCCTCCCCCAAACCATCAATACCCGCTTCATCGCCGCGCTGTTGCGGCACTCCTGAAATATTCCGTTGGTGCAGCTGCGCGCGGTTCCGCCCTGCTCTTCCGGCGTAGCCAGGCGATAAGTCACCGTTCGCCAGACCTTGCTCACCCGCACAATCTTCCGGGTCCGCTCCAGATCGAGAGCGTTCTTCGTGATGCAGTTGATGGTCATGCCGCACTCTGTGGCTACATCCTTAGCAGTGAAGGTTCGGTGCGTTTCGAGATAACGCAGAATTGCCTGTTTGCCTTTCATTCTGCCCCCTTGGAGCGGTATGAATCCCATGTGAATGACAGCGTGCAACCACCACCGTCGCTCATGCGGTCAAGGACGCGCTCGCCGATGAACGCAGCAAGCTCTTCCCGGGTCTGGTTGCTGATCAGGATGGTTGGCTTCATCCGCTCATAACGGGTGTTGATGATTTCGAACATGATCAGCTTCTCAGCGTCGCTTCCGAACTGCACACCAACCTCGTCGATAACCAGCAGGTCAGGTTTCGTGAAATAACGGATCACCTCATCCTCAGTACGGCTTGAACCTTTCGACCAGGTTGACTTGTACTCACGGGCAATTTTCAGCGCCGTGGTAAATACAGCTGAGCTCTGATGTTCGGTGATCGCATGCCTTGCGATAGCCAACGCCAGGTGATTCTTTCCGGTGCCCGGCTTGCCACACATCACCAGGCCACCGCCTTTCTGCAAACGCTCTGGCCAGCGGCTCGCATATGCTTGGCAGACTTTGAGGGCGCGTTTTGCATCATCGTTCACTGGCTCATAGTTCTGCAGCGTGCAGTTTTCGAAGCGCGCCGGGATGTTCAGGCCGTCCAGCAGCAGATCGATATTTCTTTTGCGCGCGGCTTCGTCGTTACGAATTTTTTCACCCTGAAGGCGGATCAACTCGTCGCTAAGGCAGCCCGGGCAGATGCTTGAACGAGGCGGAATCTTGATGAGTGAGTTAGGGTAAGTCCGGGTTCTGCACTCATACTGGCCATGCTTCTCGCAAGTTTCTGTAGCGATAGCGACGTGAGTATCTTCAATTTCAACTGGCGGCTTGCTCAGCTCTTCGAGGCTTTTCTCGAGTTGCGTTATTTTTTCATCCAGCGTCATGATCAGTCCCTCGCCCACGATGGAATTTCAGTCTGGCCATAGTCCTTGCCAGCGAAGTTCTCAGATACGCGAGGCTTATTGCGGACAGCCTGCTTAGCGCCTTTCGGCTCAAACAATCCCTGCCAGCCATTCGCGATGCTCTGGTTGATGATTTCTTCAGGCTGGTATCCGCTGCACTTGCAACGCTCAAGCAGGTTGATGGCCTGGGTTACAGTCTGCTGAGACTTGATCGGTTTCTTCAGGTCACGACGATAATCGACCCATGACTTCCAGACTGAAACTGACAGCCATTCAGGAAGGTCAACACCAGCCGGATCGAACGAAGCCGGTTTGGTGGATTTAGTGGGTTTATTAATATTGTCTTTATTGTCTTTTGTAATAGTGTCTTTTGTGTGTCCCCATTTTGGTGACATGCCTGTCACTGTTTTGGTGACACTTTTTGTCACTATCGTAGGGACACTGTCACTACTATGGTGACAGTCACTACCATGGTGACATTTTGGCGCAGGCTTAGTGCCAGGAATTACCCACTCACTCAGGTTTTTGTTGGGCCCGATCAGCATGCCGTCGGACACCAAAACATTCATCGCAATGAGCTCGTTTTTGGCAGTGTTAACCTTCTGGCGAGGTAGTCTGGTCAGCTCAGAAAGTTGTGAGTCTGCTATGCGGTCCATCTTCTTGTTGAACCCATAGGTTTTGCGGCAAACAGCATGAGCTACCTTGGCCTGATTTTTAGTCAGGTTCGCGCCGATAAGCTCCTCATACAACTCGTTTGCCAGACGGGTGTAACCATCGTCTGTATCGGCCACGCGTTGCTCCTGTATTCCCGAAACTACTGCGGGAAAGTTGAGAATTTCTGCGGTATTTGACATACTTACTCCCGTTACTTGGCGTAACACAGTGTTTGGAAGGCCTTTGAAGTTACCGCTTCAAGGGCTTTTTCTTTTCTGGTGCCTCTCACATAACCCCCAACATCGATGTAACCATCGTCATCAGCGGCCCCACCTGCTCCGGCATGAGGCGGAACAGCGACGCTATACCCTCGCTTACCTCTTTCAGCTTCTGATGCTCTGGAGCGTCCAGCAGCACGGCCTGCTTAGCCTCTGCGAGTTCTTTCTCGGCTTCAGCCAGACGAGACATTTTGCAATCGGCACCGATAAGGCGAGTGCGATACTCAACAGGCAGGACGGCCATGATTGCCGGTGTCAGCTGGCGCACGTTCTCGCGGTACTGTTCGGAGTCGAAACGGTTATCCAGGAAGCGGAACAGCTTCTGGCGGGCCCGGCTGATATCTTCCGGGAAGCTGATGGCGGTCCCGCCTTGCTCCTTGTACTCGTTGATGATCAGCGCCGAAACGACATCCTGATTATCCAGCGCCGATGACCATGCCCGGACCGCATCGCGGATCTTTTCGTGGTCTGGCGCCGCCTTAGGTTGAGCGCGGTTTATCATCGCTCCCGGGTGTATTCCGGTATTTTGTTGATACGCAAGTGAATGCATTGCTTTCCCTTTCGTTGTTAGAGCCGCCGTTAAGCGGCTGTTGTTTTATTCGGCTCATCGCCAAAAAGAAGCCATTCAGGTTCACATTTGAGAGCCCGAGCCAGCTCAACCAAATAACGTGGACGCTTAGTAGTCCCGGCCTCGATGGCCTGAAGTGATTGCTGTTTCATACCTGCCAGTTTTGCCAGCTGGTCCTGAGACAGATTCATCTCTTCACGTTTTTGCTTGAGGCGTTGAGAAATTGTTTCCATATCACCTCCACAGTTTTATCTGTATTCTGTGACAGTTATTTCTGTTTGTCAATTACAGTTTTAACTGTGACTATCAAGGCATACAGAGAGAGGGATTTATGAGCCTTGCGGATCGCGTTAAACAAAAAAGAATTGAGCTGGGGTTAACCCAGACAGAAGCTGCTGAGAAGGCCGGTATCCGGCAGCAGTCATGGCAGAGCATTGAAGATGGGAAAACTCTCAAGCCACGTAATATAATTGGAATAGCCAAGGCGCTTAAATGCGATGCTGATTGGCTAATGAACGGCGGCGCGTTTATGCCGATGGCAGAGGTCAACAGCAGGAGAGTTCCGTTGATAAGCTATGTACAGGCAGGAGCACTGGCTGAGAAAAACCCTATCGAGGCTTTCGATGGCAGCCTTGAATACATCCTCACTGATCTGGATGTGTCCCAGCACACCTTTGCGTTGCGTATTGAAGGCGATTCAATGGAACCAGATTTTAAGGCTGGTGACGTTATTATTGTCGACCCTGAGGTAGAGCCCACGCCTGGGGAATTTGTTGTTGCGAAGAACGGCGGAACACAGGCAACCTTCAAAAAATACCGCCCGACATGGGTAGACCCTCTCGGCTGCCAGCACTTTGAACTGGTCCCACTCAATGACGACTACCCTGTCATTAACAGCGATCACCAGCCTTTAACCATTATCGGTGTAATGATTGAGCACCGTATTTACCGCCGCAAACGCTAAAACCCCCTCTCAAACGTCTAATCAAACCGGCTAACGCCGGTTTTTTTCGTCCTTACAAAATAAATTACTCATAAATACAGAAACATATGTTTCGCACGCCATTAAATACAGTTTTGTCTGTTGACGATAATACAGTTTTATCTGTATCTTTAATCCATCGAAACGAAACATCGACAGCTGAGCGAAGTTAGCCAGCGGCGGACAGCAAGTCGCCTGCTTT